GTATACCTGTGCCTGATTGCTATCAAGCTCTCGCGGCTCACCCAGTCACCACATCACAGGGATTCTTGGCTGGATATTGCTGGCTATTCAGCTCTGGCAGAAAAAGAATGAAAAAATGTGACTTTTTATGCTACGTGGCCATAGGTGCTTTTCTGATGTTCCAGTTTTTATTATTTTTCTCGGAAAAAGTGTTTTGAAAAAAGAAACGCGCCTTCAGTTTCCCATGTTTAACTCTACGACGAGCGACTGGACGCCGCCTGAGACGTTGCCGGATTTGAGTGGGGCCTCAGAAATAGCGGTGGACCTCGAAACACGTGATCCTGATTTAAAAACCCGTGGCCCCGGCTGGCCCACAGGGAATGGCGAGGTAGTCGGGGTTGCTATTGCTACTGCAGACACAAATATCTACCTCCCGTTTGCCCACGCAGGAGGTGGCAACCTCGACAAAAAGATCGTCTGCCGGTGGCTCAGGAAAACCTTGTCAGGAGAGGGGGACAAAATCTGCCACAACGCCGCTTATGATATCGGCTGGCTGAAGTCGCTGGACATTCCCGTCTCCGGGCGCATCATCGACACGATGGTCACTGCCGCCCTGCTCGATGAAAACCGTTTCAGCTACAGTCTTAATGCGCTGTCCTTCGATTATTTGGGTAAGACAAAATCGGAACGTCTGCTGACTGAAGCCGCGCGGGATTTCGGAATCGACCCGAAAGCTCAGCTCTGGAAAATGCCTTCCGGTTTTGTAGGTCCATACGCCGAGCAGGATGCCCAACTCACACTGGAACTCTGGCACTTATTTAAGGGTCAGATTGCCAAGGAAGAACTGAGTACGGTCTGGGAGCTGGAAACCGCGCTGATACCGTGTCTTATCGAGATGACGGCACGCGGCATCCGCGTAGATACGGACAGGGCTGAAATTACCAAACAGGAGCTGTTACAGCGCGAAAAACAGGCGCTGCGTAAGCTCAAAAAACTGGCCGGTTTCAATGTGGAAATCTGGGCTTCAGCTTCCCTTAAAAAAGCGTTCGACATATTGGGGCTGTCTTATCCCCACACCGAAAAAGGAGCCCCTTCCTTTACCAAGGGGTTCTTGGCCGAACACCCCCATGAGTTTCCCCGCCTTGTCCTCAAAGCCCGCGAGCTGAACAAAATTCAGGGGACTTTCATCAATTCCATCCTCACCCACCTCGGGCCGGATGGCAGAATACACAGCCACATCAACCAGTTACGTTCCGACAGTGGGGGAACCGTCTCAGGCCGCATTTCCATGAACAACCCGAATTTACAACAGGTCCCGGCCCGCGACCCCGAACTGGGACCGATGATCCGCAGCCTGTTTTTACCGGAAGAAGGGGAGCAATGGGCGTCCATAGATTTCAGTCAGCAGGAACCACGCATCTTGGTCCACTATGCTTCTGTTTTTTCTGACTGGAAGGGAGGCGGCATGGATGGCGTAGAGGAGTTTGTCGAGAGCTATACCAATAACCCGAATACCGATTTCCATACGATGGTAGCCGAAATGGCCGGTATTCCGCGCAAACAGGCAAAAACAATCAATCTAGCCCTACTTTACGGAATGGGCAAAGCCAAGCTGGGGCAACAATTGGATATATCCTTTGATGAGGCGGCTGCGCTGACCCAGCAGTACCACGAGCGCGTCCCGTTTGTCCGACAACTCATGCAGGGCATTACAAGGCGGCTGGAAAACCCGCGCAGCAACGGCAGTGTCCGTAGCCTGTTGGGCCGAAAGTGCCGCTTTGACAAATGGGAGCCGACCACTTTCGGCATCCACAAGGCATTGTCAAAGGAAGAGGCGCTTGTGACCTATGGTCAAACCACTCCGCTCCGCAGGTCCTTTTTATACAAAAGCTGTAACCGCCTGATTCAGGCATCTGCCGCAGACATGACAAAAAAAGCGATGGTGGACTTGTACAAAGAGGGGGTGGTACCGTTGTTGCAAGTACACGATGAGTTGGACTGCTCCGTCCAAAACCTGCCACAGGCACAAAAAATAGCAGCAGTCATGGAAAAAGCCGTCCTTCTCAAAGTGCCTAATAAGTGCGACATCGAGCTTGGCCCGAGCTGGGGCGAAGCCGTTGTTTAGAAGGGATATATCTTATATAATCGCAGGGATGGATTGATGGACATTGAATTTGAAAAGATTCTCACCGCTGATGGCTTTTCGGAAGCGATTCTGGGCATAGGACGGCGTTGCGGAAAACCGGATATTGTTGCTTATGATGTGGAAGCCATAATCGGCATACTTCAACGTGATATGTCGGAGGCAGAAGCGTGGGAATATTTTGATTTCAACGTGGCGGGAAGCTGGATGGGCGAGATGACTCCGATATTTGTATACCGGCACGACCCTTTGCTTGAAGAAGTAAGAGTCCGGCATTGACACTAATATAAAGGAGCCCGTGTGGACACAAACAAATGGAAATCGATTCTAGTGCCGCGAGACACCTACGAGGAGGTGGTAGAGGTTGCGAAAATGGAAGGGCGAACAATATCCGGACAACTCCGTATTGTCTTCAGCCAGTGGAAAGAAGACAGGCGAATTGAAGCCGAATCACTCGAAGACGGATTCGCCTGACCTAGAGGAGCAATTAGCGCGGCTCGCGGTCCAGATTTCAGAAAGACTGGACCGGGGAGCTGCCGTCCACCACGATGAGATGGCTCGACTGCAACTGCTGACCAAGTTACTATTAAAAGCTCGAAAATAAGTTTCAAACCGACGAACGGGTTTTTCTCCACTTTTCCTCGCGTCGGATTGGGAAAGGGGCGTCTCGAAAGGGATGCCCCTTTTTTAAATTGTATAATAATATCGCATATCCTTATAACTAAACAGTATTGATACGTATGCGATAATATGATACACTAAAGAAGCTAAGTAATCTTGGCTAAAAAGGTGGAGAAGGTCGAGTGCAAGCCCTCAATAGTTATTGGGACTGGTTGGACGCAGACGGTGCGCCCTGCCCGTATTGCTGTGCGCCCGAGGACGAGGTTGTCCAGATTTTGGACCTGTGGTATCCGGGTGAAAGACACAGCGAGGGAAGATATTGAAGAGACTCTCGCACAACATAAGGATTTGAGGGAGGTACCAGAATGAGAAGATTATGTTATGCCTGTGGTGAGAAGCCAGCAAGGAAGCTCAAAACAAAACGGGTCCATTATCAATTTGAAGAATGGATGAAGGTGCCGCATTTCTGTTCTCGCGGTTGTGCTGCGGATTGGGCATTGTTGAAGGCAGGAAAGGAGAATTCCTTTTGCTCTGAACATGGATGGTGGAGCGAATTAACTCATCTCGATGGATGTCCTGATTGTCCCCATGAGGCTTTGACTGGGGATTGGAAGATCCTAAGTGAGTATGGGCCTTGAATCATGGCCTAGACCCGCACCTGACATGGAGAGCCGCCAGTTTGGGATATAAAAGAGCTGCGGCCACGGCCAAGGCCAAGGGCTTTGAGAGAATAATCACTTACACAAATGCTGATCTTGAGTCTGGAAGATCACTACAATACGCAAGATGGAAAAAAGATGGCCTCCCCAACAAGGGGGGTTCCTGGGATCGGCCTTCCCGGCAAAGAGCCACAGCAGCGTCAACCGCACCCAAACAAAGATGGATGAAGCTGTTGTCCTGAGTTCTTCTTCATTTACTACGGTCACTCAGCATTTTGAAAAGTTTGCGGGTAGGGTTTATTCGCAAGCTCGGATTTCTGGCTTCCCTGCTCTTGTCCCCCCTGTGGGTGAAAGCAACGAATGCTCGGCAAGCCAGCAGCTCAGATGCACAACGTCTGGAATTAACGCAAGTGTCACACGGGGCACGCTCGTAGGCGTACTTAGAGAGGACGTTTTCTCTTTTCATGCTTCCTGCCTGATGCTTTCAAAAAGCTCTTTGCGCACGACGGATTTTTCTTCCTTGTTCAAGCGCGTGTGGATGATGATGTCCTTTTCCTTTGGCTTCCACGTCTTGTGATACTGATGGCGCTGTCGAGAAAGAGGCCACGACCAATTATACGTTTTTTCAAGGGCCTCGGAATATTCGCCTACAAACATCAGAACGCCGTCTTTTATTTCCATAGTCACCGGAGCGGGCTTGTATTTTTTCATGTTTGCAATCTCTAACAAGGGCGGCCTATAATATCGCATACGTTTGATTTAGAAAAGGAGAAACCCAAATGATCAGGATTAAACCCACGCCCCCGGCATTCATCGTGCTGTCTGAAACGATGCTGAACAAAGCCATCATCGACGCGAACGGCACAATTCGTCAATTCGGACGGCTCTTTGGCATAGACTTTGATGAGATGGAGGCCGGAGACAGGAATCAGGTGGAAGCTGAATTCCTCGACGGCACACCGACCACGCTTTCATTCTATAAGACACGCAACCGTGGGGACCGCCGCTTCTCCATCAAGGGGATAAAAAAACAGGCCGGAGTAGGCGACACGGTTGCACTTTCCTTCCGTCTCAACAAGGGCCGGACGGTGCTTGTTATTAATGTCACAAGAAATCCGGAATACGAGTTTGTGCTGGAGGCGGCGGGCTAGGTCACCCAATGAACATTTTTGTGCTCGACAGCGATCCCGAAGCCTGTGCGCGAGCCCACGTCGATAAGCACGTCGTAAAAATGCCATTGGAAACGGCTCAGATGCTCTGCACCATCACGAGACAGCATGGAGGTGAGGCCCGGTATCAGGCGACCCACCTCCATCACCCTTGCACCCGCTGGGCGGGGGAAAGCACAGGCAACTATGCGTGGCTGGTCCAACTGGGACTGGCTCTATGTGCCGAATACACTTATCGATACGGTAAAAGACACGCCTCGGGAAAAGTGATTCGTGAGATGGCTCCCCTGCCGCAAGAGTTACGGATCGCGCCTCGCGGGGCATTTGCTTTAGCGATGCCAGAAGAATACAAGAAAACGGATGCAGTGGAGAGCTACCGGGACTATTACCGGGGGGAGAAACAACACTTGCACTCATGGAAAAAGAGGGCCGCGCCCTTATGGATAAATTTTAGAAGGGAGGAGGAACAAGAGGAATGAATATCGAAATCACCAAGGAAGAGCTACGGGTATTGAGGCCCATGTTACAGGAGGCTGAAGAACACGTCCTCGGGGACCTCAACAGGGGGGAGCTTTCGGAGACGGCGGCACGCCTGTTGAATGTAGAACACAGGCGGCTGCTCGGCTTGATAGGCAAGCTGGAGGAAAATAGACAGCTAGACGTGATCGAAAAGGGCCTAAAGGAACGCGGCATTGAGTACGAAAAGCAGTTCGACGTTGTCGAGGCCGTCAAGATCTCTGGAGATTACATCCCGCTTGAAGGCAAAGCCGTGGCGGGCCATGCCGACACGCTGCTGGGAGCCAAGCGTCTGCGCCTGAGAATCCACTCGGCTGCTTCCGCGTGGCGGAAGTACCATCCGGATGAAAAATTATCCATTCGCACAGACATCATCGCTGTCAACGACTACGGCGCGAGGTTGTGTGACAGCTATTGGGATGCGCCGCCGGGGGCTACGTTCACTATCCAAGTGTGGAGGGTAGAGAAATGAGAAAATTCAGCAATCGAGGCGGCGTTCACGGGCGCAGGGAACGCGCACTGGAAAGGCT